CCCCTAGGCATACCAAATCAGAATTTGCATCAAACCTTTTGCCTGCATGGATGGTAGGTAGAAAACCAGATTTAAAAATTATCCAGACGACTCACACAACTGAATTAGCGATCCGCTTTGGCCGAAAAGCTAAAACACTAATCGATTCACCCGAGTATCAATCTGTGTTCAAGACAAGACTCAGAGAGGATAGTCAGGCCGCGGGCAAATGGGAAACATCACAGGGCGGTGAATATTATGCAGCTGGTGTTGGATCTGCAATCACGGGCCGTGGTGCGGACTTACTTATCATTGATGACCCGCACTCTGAGCAAGATGCGCTGAACGCGGCTGCTCTTGAGAAAGCGTACGAGTGGTATACGTCTGGTCCACGTCAACGTCTTCAGCCTGGTGGAGCGATAATCGTGGTTATGACTCGTTGGTCTACAAAAGATTTAACAGGTGCATTATTAAAATCACAAAAAGAATTAAAATCAGATAAGTGGGAAGTCATAGAGTTTCCAGCTATCTTACCAAGTAATAAACCTGTATGGCCAGAATACTGGAAGTTAGATGAATTAGAATCTGTCAAAGCTTCGTTGTCCGTGCCTAAATGGAATGCACAATGGATGCAAGATCCAACATCAGAAGAAGGATCAATCTTGAAACGTGAATGGTGGAAAGTGTGGGAGAAGGATGAGATACCACCTTTGAAACATGTTATACAATCATACGATACAGCATTCTTGAAAAAAGAAACTGCTGACTACTCAGCAATTACGACCTGGGGTGTTTTTTATCCAAACGATGATTCAGGGCCTAACCTGATATTATTAGATTCTTTGAAAGATAGATACGAGTTTCCTGAGTTAAGAAGAGTAGCATTAGAGCAATATCAGTATTGGAAACCTGAGACAGTTGTGATAGAGTCTAAGGCTTCTGGTTTACCTTTGACGTATGAATTACGTAAGATAGGTATACCCGTAGTTAATTTTAGTCCTAGCAAAGGACAAGATAAACACGCAAGAGTTAACGCAGTAGCACCACTATTTGAGTCAGGTGTTATATGGGCGCCCGAAGAAAAATTTGCTGAAGAAGTTATAGAAGAGTGCGCAGCATTTCCCTATGGCGATCACGACGACTTGGTTGACTCAACAACACAAGCTGTCATGAGATTCAGACAGGGTGGTTTTGTACAACACCCTGAAGATTACAAGGAAGAAAATCTTCCACACAAGGAGTATAAATACTACTAATGAGTAAAAAAGCTGCCGGCACAGGAATCATGAGACTTTTATTTGGCCTTGGTAAAAAGGAGATGAAAGTTATTCCATACAACCAAATGACATCAGAACAGTTTGAACAACTAGATAGATTTCTAGGTAAGGTTGGTTTTGCTGTAGCGGGTGATAGTCTTACACTTACAAAAAAACAAGGTGAGTATGTCCTCAATCAGATTAGACAATTAGATCTTTACAGAAAAAATATGATGAAAGATCCTGATCTTGTTAAAGTTGATAAAATGAAAAAAATAGATCCAGAGTTTAAAGGATTTGAACCTAAAGTTATTGAAGGTGGTAAAGGTAAAACAAAACCAGGAAGTAAAATTGATTACGACAAGATGTCAGAGTTTCTTGGTGTGAAGTTACGTGGTGATGAAACCTTTGATGAATTATTAGAAATTGAAAAAAGAATGAAAAACAAAGACCCAGAAGGTTTTGCATTTGGTGGACTTGCTACAATGTTCAGACCTAAACTAAAAGATGGTGGACCACCTAATCCAGGTCGAAGAAACTTTATGAAAGTTATGGCAGGTTTAGCATCACTTCCTTTTGTAGGTAAATTATTTAAAGGTGCTAAGGTTGCAAAAACAGTTGTGCCATTAAAAAATACAACAACAACCATGCCAGCCTGGTTTCCAAACTTTGTAGATAAAATGGTAAATAAAAATGTTGGTAATAAAATAGATGCTGACGTGATGTTATTTAAGGACAAAGACCTACCCGGTGTTGAACTTCGTAAATACGACGACGGTAGAATACAAGTTGAAGGTAAGAATGCTTACAATGAAGAATATTATATAGATTATGAACCACCAGGATATGAAATTGTAGATGAAACAACAGGTAAAGCTGTTAAAAAACCTGGAGATTTTGTGGCAACAGATACTGAGTACAGAATGGTTAGTCCAGAAGACTATGATGTAGATGGAGTTAATGTTGATAAAATCGATGATATATTAGGTGGTAACTCTACACAGCTAGAAGGTTATGCAAAAGGAACAGGTGAAGTTAAATATACACCAGGTCAAAGAAGAATAGATGAAGCTGATGCTAGAGGAGCAAGCAAAGACGAAAGTCTTAGGGCTGATATAAATGATCCTTATGAAGGCATGGATCCAACAGATTTTGCTGATCCAGATGAATTTGCTAAAGGTGGTCTAGCCACAATGTTTAGGAAAAAGTAATGGGTGTATTTACAGATATTATAGATAATAAAAAAATAAAAAGAATAAATGATGAAAAGTTTACAGAACTCTATAAAAATTTTTCTGGGTCAGACTCAGAGTTTGCAGAATTTTTAAATAAAAAAAATATTGTACCTGGAACACCAGGAGTTGAAACAGGAATTAAAGGCGGAGGATTTACTGACAAAACTGTTTTTGGAAGAAGAAATAGATTACGTCTTAAAGCTAATGTAGAAATTTCTACCAATCCTAAAATGATAAAACAGTTTGATGAGCGAAATAAAATCTTAACTAAACTTGTCAACAAGGCAAACCAAGATGATAAATATATATCTAAGCAACAGTTATCTTTTATGGCTGAAGATAAACTTGGTATAAAACCAAAATATGATGGTGAGGGTAGAAAACCATTTTTTAAATCAAAAATATCAACATCAGGTAAAAGAGGTTTTACAATATTAGATCAATTAGATACTAGAGTAGATAAGGTTGATAAAGTTGTTAGAGATTTGTTGGTTAGTGAATCACCTCAAACTGAACAATTATCAAAAACCATAATTAAAAGAACAGGTATTACCCAACCAAATTTTATAAACATTAGAAATCAAGTTCCTTCATATAAAGCAATAAAGTTGGAAGCAGAAAGACTTCCCTCTTTTCTAAACAAGGCTAATAATTCATACTTATTAGAATTACCTTTAGCCGAACAACTTACAGAAGTTAATACACTTATAAAAGGAAATCCAGCTTACACTTATGGAAAAGGAAAAAACGTTCTTAAAACAGTTTCTACAGCTAGAGAAGATGCTATGAAATACGCTTTAAGAAGTTGGAATCAAAACAAAGGTCAAGGAGAAATAAAATTTTTTGAAGGTAATAAAAAAATTCCTTGGGAAAAAGGTAAAAGACTTAAATATGGAAAAGTTTCTTTTGAGTATAACGGAAAAAAATATAACACATCTAATTTAACATCAGATGTTTTAAAAAAAGATTTTAAAGAGCTTTATCAAACAAGAGAGTCCTTAAATAAATTTAGAGGTCAAAAAATTACTAATCCTTTTAAAAAGGGACAAACAATTCCAGTTGAGAAATTAATTAGAAAAATTCAAGTAGATGGTTATGGATGGAGTCCTAGTTTTTCAACTCTAGACATATTGCATGGACCTAAAGGAGTAAAAGATGAACCCTTTACTAACTTAAGATATAATACAAAAGATATAAATATGGTTGAGTCAACTTTATCAAAAAACCTTGCCTCTGGTAAATTAAATGAAACGGAATACAAAAAAGCTATGGCAAATGTAAATAAACCTTTTGCAGAAGGAGGAGAACAAGCCATTATAAATAGACTTGGCACACAAGCTAAAAAAATGAAGAAAGGAATGTTTTATGGTTTTGAAGATTTAAGAAATAAAGAATTAGCAAAAGGATTAAGAGAAGCAGGATTTAAATGTAAATTTTCTGCACAGTCAGGTGGAATATCTCGTTGTGATGACCCTATGAATTATATTGATGATATAAAAAGGAATCAAAGACTTGCATTATCTGGATCTTCAAAAGCAAAAGCTAGATCCCTTTCTAAATTTAGAGCTGTTAAAGGTTTTATATCAGGAACTTTAGGTCCTGGTGCAATAGCTTTTGAAGCAGCAGTCGCTGCTCCTTTTGCTTTGTATGGTTATGGAACTGGAGCTGATAAAGGTGAGATAATTAATGATCTTACATTTGGTTTGGGAGGTAGAAGTATAGATGAAAGAATGAAAGAAGAATATGGAGAAGATATTTATGCTCCTAGAGAATTTTTAGATATGGGAGACAGACTAAGTAATTTAGAAAGATTACAAGGTGGAACTTATAGGCAAAAATTAAGATCTAAACAAGCATATCAAACATTAAAACCACAGTTTGAAGAATTAGGAACAAAGATGGGTTATGTTGATGAGCAGGGTATAGTAACTGAAGAAGGTGCAAAAAAATATATACAAGATTCTGTTGATTTACAAAACAGAGAAATAGAAGATACAATGATAAAAGCAGAAAGAGCAAAAGAGAGAAAAGATGATTTAACAGGCCTTGAGGCAATAGGGATGAAATCTGGAGGTCTCATTAATTTAACAACAACAGTAGCGCCACAATCTGGCCCAAATTCAAAGGGCTTGGAAAGTCTTAGAAAATATGCTACTAAAACATATTAGGGAGAAATCATGGCAGATATAGAAAAAGGTTTACCAAACGAACCTGAGTTAAATGTTGAAGACGTTGCTGTAGATACAGTAGTTGAGGATATTAAAGAAGAACCAAAAGAAGTAGAAGTTATGGAAACTGCCGACGGCGGTGCAGAAATTTCTTTTGATCCAAATGCAGTAGAACCTGTATCAAGTTCACACGATCAAAATTTAGCAGAACTTTTAGACGATACAATTTTAGATCCACTAGGTGCAAAGTTAGTGGACGATTACAAAGATTATAGAGCTTCAAGAAAAGATTGGGAAGATTGTTATAGAAATGGTTTAGATCTTTTAGGTTTTAAATACGAAAGAAGAACAGAACCATTCAAAGGTGCATCAGGTGTAACTCATCCTGTATTGTCAGAAGCCGTAACACAATTTCAAGCACAAGCTTATAAAGAATTATTACCATCAGATGGACCTGTAAGAACACAGATCTTGGGTATACAAACACCACAGAAACAAGATCAATCAAACAGAATTAAAGATTTTATGAATTACCAGATCATGGACCAGATGAAAGAATATGAACCGGAGTTTGACCAAATGTTGTTTTACCTCCCTCTAAGCGGGTCGACTTTTAAGAAGGTCTATTATGATGATCTTTTGGGTAGGGCGGTTTCTAAGTTTATACCTGCCGATGATTTGGTAGTACCCTACTCAGCAACAAGTCTAGATGATGCAGAAGCTGTTGTTCATATAATCAAAATGTCAGAGAATGATTTACGTAAACAACAAGTCAGTGGATTTTATTCAGATATAGAATTATCTGACCCTGCTATGCAAACAGATGACATTGCAAAAAAAGAAGCAGATATAGAAGGAATAAAACAAACTAAACAAGATGATATTTATACTTTGTTAGAGTGTCATGTTAATTGTGAAATAGAAGGTTTTGAAGATATGGGAGATGATGGTGAACCAACAGGAATCAAACTTCCTTATGTTATAACTGTAGAAGAAGGATCAAGAAAAATTTTATCAATAAGAAGAAACTACAAAGAAGGTGATTCTAAAAAAACTAAAACAAATTATTTTGTACATTTCAAATTTTTACCAGGTTTAGGTTTTTATGGTTTTGGATTAATTCACATGATTGGTGGATTATCTAGAACTGCAACTTCTGCATTACGACAATTATTAGATGCAGGAACTTTATCTAATTTACCAGCTGGATTTAAATCTAGAGGTATAAGAGTTAGGGACGATGCACAACCCTTGCAACCTGGAGAGTTTAGAGATGTAGACGCTCCGGGTGGCAACATTCGTGATCAGTTTATGACGTTACCTTACAAAGAACCATCTCCAACATTATTAAATTTATTAGGTATTGTAGTTGGTGCAGGTCAACGTTTCGCGGCTATTGCAGATATGCAAGTGGGCGACGGAAACCAAAGAGCTGCAGTTGGAACAACAGTAGCATTATTGGAGCGCGGATCGCGGGTAATGTCAGCAATACACAAAAGATTATACGTAGGATTAAAACAAGAATTTAAATTACTAGCTGATATATTTAAAACTTATTTACCATCAGAATATCCTTATGATGTTGTTGGTGGATCAAGAGTAGTTAAAGTTACAGACTTTGATGACAAAGTAGATATCTTACCTGTAGCAGATCCAAATATATTTTCACAAACACAAAGAATATCTATGGCGCAAACACAATTACAATTAGCGCAATCGAATCCACAAATTCATAATCTATATCAAGCATATAGATCTATGTATGAAGCCATCGGTGTAAAAAATGTAAATGCAATTTTACCAGCACCTGCTCAACCAACCCCTATGGATCCTGCCATGGAACACATTCAAGCTATTGCGGGGAAACCTTTTCAAGCTTTTCCTGGTCAGGATCACAGAGCACACATCGATGCACACTTAAACTTTATGCAAGTTAACATGGTTAGAAACTCACCGATCACTATGGGTCTAATGCAGAAAAATATACTTGAGCATATTGCTTTGATGGCACAAGAACAGGTACAATTAGAGTTCAAACAAGAGTTAATGGAAGTTCAACAGCTACAACAGGCAGCAATGCAAGATCCAATGATTGGAAATCAAGTGAAAATGATTTTAGAAAAGATAGAATCAAGAAAAGCAATTTTAATTTCTGAAATGACAGCAGAATTTGCAAAAGAAGAGAACAAAATTACTTCACAATTTGATTCAGATCCACTATTGAAGCTAAAATCTAGAGAAGTTGACCTTAGAGCAATGGAAAATGAAAGAAAAGCCAAAGAATCTGAAGAAAAAATGAATTTAGCTAAAGCAAGAACGATGATGGATCAAGAATTTAAGGAAGAAAAGCTTGAACAAAACGAAAAATTAGCTAAACTACGAGCCGGAGTATCACTTGCAAAGTCTGGAGCAGGTAATACAGTAATTGGCATAGAAGATTAAGGAGAAAATATGAAAAAAATAAAAAATGGTGACAAAGTGGTAGTAGATCACAGTAAATTTATCAATAAAGACGGTTACAGAACCGGCGGAGTTGAAGTTGAAATGACTAACCCACAAGAAACACAAACTTTTGCCGTAAAAGGTCAAAGAGGTGTTTTGCCAGAAAAGAAAAAAACAGCAAAACTATATTAATTATGGCTTGGTTTAGTTTAGCAAAGATTGCAGTGCAAGCTGGCGCTAAGATATACGCCAATAAGCAAAAAACAAAAATGGCTATGTCTGATGCACAATTAATGCATGCAGAAAAGATGGCTAAGGGTGAAGAAGCCTACCAAGGCAAGCTTCTCGAAGCTAGACAAAACGATTATAAGGACGAATTTGTACTTGTAATAATTTCTGCACCGATTATAGTATTAATGTGGGC